GAATGAGAGAAGTTTCTCTTTGGTCTAAACTTAAAAAAGAGTTTCATGATGGTTCATTTGACGACAGAGATGTGAACACACATCAAGCTAAATCATACTTGTTAAGATTTCAAAGGTCGAAAGAAACAATAACTCCTGGTACAACTCAACCCGAAGTGTTTAATATATTGGGGCAGTTGGAGGCGTTAGAAAAAGGATTGAAAGAAAATACATTATCTCTGGATGCCAAGAAAACTAAAAAAATCACCAAGTAAAAAAATATTTTTTCTTGCTGGTCTACCTAGGGCAGGTAATACTATTCTTACGTCAATATTAAATCAGAACCCTGATATATGTTGCACCCCCAATTCTGTAACTCTTGAGATCTATAAAGATTTGTTTTTACTTAAACAAACAGATGTATTTCAAAACTTTCCAGATCACAAATCATTAGACAATGTTTTAGACTCTGTGTTTGATAATTACTATAAAGATTGGAACTATAAATATATTATAGATCGGGGCCCTGCTGGTACCTTTGGTAACTTAAAGTTGGTAAAAAAACATCTTAATCCTAATATAAAAATTATATTTTTAGTAAGACCTATACTAGAAGTTTTAGCCTCATGGATGGATTGGGCAAATAAAACTCCTGATAATTATTTAAAAAGAGAAGGAACTCCCACACAGGCTTGTCATAAACTTATGGATAAAGATGGTCAAATTATAAAAGAATTAAAATGCATGGAAAATTTATTAAAACCAGAAAACAAACATCACGTTCTTTTTGTAGACTATGATGAGATTGTAGATAAACCACAAGAAACAATTAATAGAATATACAAATTTTTAGGTATACCAAAATACAAACACAGATTTAAAAATTTTAAACAAATAGAAGTAAACGGTATAAAATATAATGATTCTATATTTGGTAAAGGTATGCACACTATAAAAACAAAATCTTTAACAAAAACAAAAAGAGATATTACAAAAGTGTTACCAAAAGAAATTATACAGACTTATGGAAAAATTAAATTCGTGTAAAGTGTTAGTGTTTGGATTACCTGGATCTGGTAAAACTACGTTTGCAAGACAGCTCGCAGTCAACATAGCTTATTTTAATGCTGATGATGTTAGAAAAATGTTTAACGATTGGGATTTTTCTATGGAGGGAAGAATACGTCAAGCAGAAAGAATGTATTGTTTAGCAAACTTAGTTGATGGTCCTTCAGTAACAGATTTTATATGTCCTTATAACGATAATAGACAAGACTATGACGTTACGGTGTGGATGAACACAATTAAAAAGGGTAGATTTGACGATACTAATAAGATGTTTGAAAAACCTCACTATTGCACTTTTGAAATAAAAGATTATAATTACGACCATATTATAAAAGAAATAAAGAAGAAATTATGAAATTTGATTTTGTATATTTAGGACAAACAGTTTTAAAATATGAGGTGCCCTTAGAAATATTCGTAGGTCTTAATGAAATTTACGAGAGAAAAAAGAAACAATTACCAAAAGCAAACAAACAGTTAGTGGGTAAGATACAAGACGAAGTATCTTTATTTTACTCAGGTCCTAACAACGATAAAATGCATCAGCATTCTTTTTTACCAAACGATATATTACAATGGTTTGATTCTATATTTGATCATTATCTTAAATGGAATAAAATAGGTCCTAACAATAGATCTATAAATTCTATTTGGGTCAATGAAATGAAAGCACATGAATATAATCCTGTGCATATTCATCAAGGTAAACTCTATACAGGTCTATCTTCTGTGATGATTTTAAAATTACCAAAAGAAACAGGTGTAGAATATTCTGCCAAAGAGAAACCTATGAATGGTAGATTGCAAATTATTGGTGCAGCAGCTGGCCAGTTTTCTAAAACAGATTATTCTCCTGACATGAAGATTGGTGATTTTTATGTTTTTCCTTATGACATGAGACACTGCGTTTATCCATTTAATGGAACAAAAGAAACAAGAAGAACTTTGGTTTGTAATGTTGATGTTGAATACAATCCTGTATCTTCAAGAACAGGTATGGGACAATACGAGGAGTTAAATAAATAAAATGATACCAAGAATGCCAAGATGGCAAAGTTATGTTGCTACAACAAGAGACCCCATGTTTACACCAGAACAATGTCAAATGATTATAAAAGCTGGTCATCAATGTGCACCAGAAGATGCAAAAGTTGGCGGAGGTGATGGCGGTAAATATGACACTAAGAAACGAGTAACAACTATATCTTGGATACCTTTTGATAAACTACCACAAATGTATAAAGTGATTGAGAATCAATTATCTATTGTAAATTTAAATCATTTTTATTTTGATGGTGTAAGACTTACAGAGCCTGCACAGTTTACGGTGTATCCTAAAAAAGGTTTTTATGATTGGCACATGGATCTAAATGCTTTTGGTCAAGATGGCCAAAACCCAATACGTAAAATATCTATGACATGTTTATTATCAGATCCATCAGAGTTTACAGGTGGAGATCTTTTGTTTGCAGATGCTGGTGGAGATAAACCATTCCAGTTAAAACAGGGACAAGCTATATTCTTTGCATCATTTTTAAGACATAAAGTTGCACCTGTTAAAAAAGGTGTGAGAAAATCTTTAGTAATGTGGTTTGGAGGGCCACCATTTAAATGAACCAGCTTAAAAGAAAAATATTATTTCCAACTGCTGTTTATTTTAAAGACATACCTAACGCTAAAGAACTTAATAAATATTTATTCAAAGAAATAAAGAAATGGCGTAAAGCAGATCCCGAAGGCGAGAAAAAAACAAACTCTGGTTTTGGCTGGCACAGCAAAACAGATATGGATAAGAAAAAAGAATATAAACCCCTCATCGATGAATTATTTAAAATGGCTTACGAGTGTAATGCAGATTATGGTATTACAGGTAAATTAGGACTTGGTAATATGTGGGCTAATATTAATCCAACCCACAGTTACAATAAAACACATACACACCCTAATTCAATGTGGTCGGGTGTATACTATATTAAAGTTCCAAAAAACTCAGGCAAACTATTTTTAGAAGATCCTAGACCAGGGCCAAATCAACATATGCCTAGAAGAGTAGATAATTTACCGGAAATGCTGTGGAGAGTATGTGCCTATGAACCAAAAGAAGGTAGAATGATTTTTTTCCCATCTTGGTTACCCCATGGTGTAGACATAAACATGAATACAGAAAAAGGTGAAAAGAACTGGCGAATATCTGTATCTTATAACTTTATACAAATATGAGTTTTAAAAAAAATAAATATCAAGTTATACGTGGTGCTATATCAAAAGAAGTAGCAGACATAGCATATACATACCTACAAATATCAGCGGAGGCAGATCACTGGATGTTACAGAATGGTGTAACACACGTTGGCAATAAACTTATAGGTAATTTTAAAGACCAACAAGTTCCTAATTCTTATGCTAAATATGGTGATAGATTAATGGAAACACTGTTAGTTAAAACTATAGCTGTGATGCAAAAAAAGACAGGACTTAAATTAGTGCCAACCTATTCTTACACAAGACTTTATAGAACAGGTAATATTTTGAAAAGACACAAAGATAGACCTAGCTGTGAGATATCTACTACATTAAACCTAGGTGGAGATGCATGGCCTATATTTATCGATCCTACGGGGTCTGACAACGTCATAGACGAGTATAAAGGCATACATAGGCCTGGAGCACCCAAAGGTGTAAAAGTGGACTTAAAACCAGGAGATATGCTTATTTACTCTGGATGTGATTTAGAGCACTGGAGAGAGCCTTTTGAAGGCAAACTATGTGGTCAAGTATTCTTACACTATAATCATGCAGACGGAAGGTTTGCAAAGACCAATTTGTATGATAAAAGACCTATGCTAGGAATAGTCAAATAACGTTGAATATCAACGCAATCTAATATAATCTGGAGATCTATGCTACAAAAGATAGGGTTTCAACCTGGTATAAATAAACAAGTTACTGCAACAGCTGCGGAAGGTCAGTGGATAGACTGTGATAATGTTCGTTTTAGGTATTCTACACCTGAAAAAATAGGTGGTTGGAAACAATTAGGCGCTGATAATATTACAGGCGCAGCAAGAGCACTACATCAATTTACAAATAGTTTAGGTAGAAAGTATTCTATTATAGGATCAAACAGAATATTATATGCTTATTCAGGTGGCGTATTTTATGACATACATCCTATTAAAGCCACGACAACACTTACCAATGCATTTACTACAACTAATGGATCAACAACTGTTACGATAAATTTCTCTGGTGACCATGGTATACAAGCAGGAGATATCGTATTACTAGATAATTTTTCATCTATCACAGGTTCAAACTTTGGTGCGTCAGATTTTGATGATATAAGATTTATGGCAACAACCGTGCCAGCATCAAATACAATTACAATAACAATGCCATCAGCGGAGTCAGGATCTGGTGCAACTACATCTGGTGGTATTAGAGTTAGACATTACTATAGAGTAGGACCAGATGTGCAGGCACAAGGTTTTGGTTGGTCTCTTGGATCTTGGGGTGGACAAGCCGTAGGGGCATACACAACTGTTTTGTCTGCAGATATAAATAGTTCTACAACAAGTATAACTGTAAACGACGCATCACAACTACCAAGCTCTGGAACAAATTTTATTAAAATTGGAACAGAAGAAATATCTTACACAGGTATATCTACAAACACATTAACCGGTGTAACAAGAGGTGTGCGAAACACAACTGCAGCATCGCACACAGCAGGAGACACTGTTACAAATACGTCTGACTTCGTAGCATGGGGTGAGGCAGCATCTGGAGATTTAATTATAGACCCTGGTATGTGGTCCATTGACAACTTTGGTGACAAAGCTATTTGTTTAATTG